ATGCAGTATATGTGCGGCCATTACTTCGATATCCGCACGTTCGGCGCGGTGATGACGACGTTCGTCAAGGCCTCGCTCAACTGCGGGCAGGTGCGCGGCCCCGTGCAGCTTGGCTTCGCCAGAAGCGTTGACCCCATCATGCCGCAGGAGGTGACCATCACCCGCGTGGCCATCACCACGGAAGAAGACGCGGCCAAGAAGGGCACGGAGATGGGCCGCAAATTCATCGTGCCCTATGGCCTCTACCGCGCAGAGGGGTTTGTTTCCGCCAATCTGGCGCGCAAGACGACCGGATTCGACGAGGACGATTTGGCGCTCCTCTGGAAAGCGATTCTGAATATGTTTGAAAACGACCGCTCCGCCGCGCGCGGCATGATGGCCGTCCGCAAGCTGATTATCTTTAAGCATGACAGCGAGCTGGGCGAAGCCCCCGCGTGGAAGCTGTTCAAGCTCGTGGATGTTCAGCGCAAACCCGAAATTGCCGCGCCGCGCAGCTTTGAGGATTATCAGTTCTCCGTCGATATCGATCATCTGCCGCAGGGCGTAACCTGCCAAATTATGGAGTGATACCGGGCCCCGCGGAAGGCCGTGCGAAGGTGAAGCTGTCATGGCTTTCCCGTGGGCTTCGCACCCCGAATATCGGGCTCTGCGCCGCAAAAAGGGGCTTGTAAAGCTCCGAAAAGCGGTGTATCATGGTTTTGTTGTGTAAGCTGACGTAAATCCGGATGGATTTTTGGAGGCTTATGCTGTCTCCCCTCGTGTGAGGGGAGTGGATTGAAATGCGTTCGCCGCTTCGAGCTGTTTGTTCCGCTCGGGTCTCCCCTCGTGAGAGGGGAGCGGATTGAAATAACGCGACGGCCTACCAGCAAATGCCGCCGAAGGGTCTCCCCTCGTATGAGGGGAGTGGATTGAAATAATGCGGCGTATTCAGTTACAGGCACTCTTGGTGTCTCCCCTCGCATGAGGGGAGCGGATTGAAATCGTACTGTACAACAGCGCGTGACCGGCCATCTGCGCGTCTCCCCTCGCATGAGGGGAGTGGATTGAAATGAGTGACGAGTATTCCGAGTTTGGCGGAAAGCTGGTCTCCCCTCGCATGAGGAGAGTGGATTGAAATTAGCTCCTTTCGGTCATTCGGATTCAGCCGCCGTGTCTCCCCTCGCATGAGGGGAGCGGATTGAAATTACGTCTCCAACGAGGGACTGAGCATCACGGAGGTCTCCCCTCGTTATGAGGGGAGTGGATTGAAATTGCTCGATGCCGCTGGAATAAAATGTCGTGCTGCGTCTCCCCTCGCATGAGGGGAGTGGATTGAAATATGGCTTCTTGCGAATACCATTCGTCGGTGAACAGTCTCCCTTCGCATGAGGGGAGTGGATATCATACATGTACATCTGCGGGAAAACAACGGAGAGAGGACGGGGGGAAGAGCATGAGCTTAAAAGAACAAATCGAAAGCGGAAAGGTTTTCACGGAGTACGGGCATACCGCGCAGGAGGATCTGGAATACGAAAAGATCATCGAAGCGCAGCGCCGCAAAAGCAAGCAACTGTGTTTTCGATATAACCAGACCGATCCGATGGACGAGGAAGGGCGCGAAAAGCTGGTTCGCGAGCTGCTGGGCGGAACAGGGAAAACGCTGTGGCTGGAAGCGCCCATCCACTTTGCCTACGGCTGCCATACGACGGTCGGCGACTATTTCTATTCGAATTTTAACCTGACGGTTGTGGACGACGGGCGCGTGAGCATCGGAAACAGCGTGATGTTCGGGCCGAACGTGACCATCAGCACGACCGGGCACCCCGTCCACCCGTATTATCGGATGCGGGGCGCGCACTTTTCCCTGCCGGTTGTCATTGAGGACGGCGTGTGGATCGGCGCGAACGTCGTCGTGATGCCGGGCGTGACCATCGGCAAAAACAGCGTCATCGGTGCGGGAAGCGTCGTGACGCGCGACATTCCGGAGAACGTCGTCGCCTTTGGTACGCCGTGCCGCGTGATTCGCCCGATTACGGATGCGGATCTGGAAACCATCCGACCGGGCATGACGATCAA